CTCCACATGACTCTCGGAATGGTCCTTTGTGAAAGGACTTAGCCTCGTTCACTATACAGCCAGCTAAAGACAACAGTCTGCAAAGCCGATGATAGGCATAGCTCTTAACAGCAATGTCGTCACCGAACACGCAGACAGGGTCCCGCTGGTTATAGGAAATGTAGGAGGCCTTTACCATAGCCGCAAAAATGATGGTCTGAAGAGGAAAGGTAAACCCGTTCCCCATCGTACTGATCATATGTAGCTCATGCACAGTCCCTTGATAACTTAAGCTTTTACACCTAAGAGATACGAGTAGGTCAAAAACGTCACGAGGTAAAACCTCGCGAAGCAAATTGACACTAAGGGTATCAGAAGCTGATTCAAGATCAATTGTTGACCAAGAATCATCGACAGATCCCAACCGTGCTAGTTCTGCGTTCTTAACAGATTGACTCGAAAGGTCTATTGAAAAATAAGACCGGAGTCGCCCTGTTAAAATCTGCGCCAGGCCAAGCTGATAATACATATTCAGCGATGGTTCGGTGCAGATAGACCTCGAAATGGTAACACTCTTCGGCACGAAGCTTAAACGACTACTCTGTACAATCCGCGGTGACGAGTGGTGCTGAGATCGAATAGATTCAGCATTAGACCACTCGGAGAACCTACGGACGTTGGACTGATAGTGATCTATCAGCCCCTGTGACGTACACGTCAATACCGACCCAAAGAACTTCGTATAGAAATCCCCATTAGGGGCACCTATCGAAGAGCCCGGGCCGACTCTCCCGTTAAGGAAGAGATCATCCCAGGACCCAACAAGAGGAAGCCCTCCCGGATTAAAGAACTTATAGAGCTCCTGTTTAAAGGAACCCCATAACTCTTCATCCAGGCCGGTATTTAGGCGTAGTTCCCATGCTCCAGAGGCCATATTGACCTTCAGAAGCTTAGTCAAGCAAGCTAAATCCTGCTCACGACTGTCTTGAGGAAGAAACTTCTTCATAAACGAGTGCGCAAGAGAAATAGCTGAAGCGAGACGATGTGAACTATCAGGCGGAATAGCTGGGAAGCTTTTGAGTTCTTCAAAAGAAAAACCCACCGCCTTGCGTAAGTCATCTGACAGAGCGGAAATTACATCGACAGGGAGAATTCCCATATCACGTACTCCAACGGGCAACCGAAGAATACTACCTCTTGGTACAAGCCTTATCGGCTTGACGTTTGAGGTAGGCCTCAGCCGCCTTTAACAAAAGGAGGCTGAGAAGTGACCATACGCGGCGCATCTTGTTAGATGACGCCGTTAACGGCCATATCACCCCAACCTGCAGATTGCTGGGTTAAAACCCCAACAAGTGCAGAGATGGCGGCCCGGATGTTGGCGCTATCATAAGCGTCAGCCCCGGCCGGAACATCAGCGGTTACACGAAGAGTGCAAACTTCTGGCGCCTGATTGGCGGCATAGTTCACACCCTTTCGTAC